AAGATCTATTATGAAATATCTTGTCAATCCGGGAGTCCTCAACATTATACTTTAAGTTGTCCTGTCCTTCTATTTTCCCAGACACAAACTTCTTCAAGAAATTTACTGCGTCAATAAAGGTTTGTTCTTTGTCTGTCTTCTGTTCAAGCACTCCTTTTATCAAACCAATGATATCGTTTCCATGATCTTCGTGACAACCGTGGGAATTACAGAACCATACTCCGTAATATTCAGAAGTTGGGTCAACATTAATATTAAAGGCTGTGGTATTATCCCCATCGTGGACTGGACAAGTACCTATAAGTTTGTTTTCAGCCTCATAAAAATGACCAAGATCTAAAGTCTCAAAAATTTCCCTAATTTTATCCGTCGCTTGTCTCTTCATCGAGTTCTTCTGTGGGTCTGTCAGGGACTCCATTATTTTCCTTTTCTTTCTCTTTCTTAACTTCTTTTAATGTCCCAAGCTCTTTAATCTCAGCAATTTCACCAGTCATCTGCATACAAATATATCCACCATCCATACCAGGTCCATGACGACTAACAACCGGGATTAATTTCCGATTACCAGCCCTATCCCCATATAGAGCTTTATCTTGAGCAAATTCTTCATCAGTCTTGGCCTTGAAAATAGAAAAGGATGTCGCCAGCCAAATAAGTCTATCCGATCCAGACACGGCATCTTCTGTCTCTTTAGTAATACCATCCCGGTTAAGCTGGACAAATGATAGGCAGGGGCAATCATACTCAACACAGAAGTTGTGGAGTTTGGTAATCTGGAAACCCAAAGCTTGAAATTCCGCCATATTACCATTGAGACTATCTGAAGACATGAGTTTGAGATAATCGTAGATGATAAGACAGTCTTTCATGCGGCCATTTTCATCATAGCCTACTTCTTTTAATAGCCACCGTCGTGCCACTGAGAGGATTTCGTCAAATGGACGACCGGAGACATTAATGTAGTGATAAGGTCTCTCAGACAGTGCCTCAGCGGCTTTCTCAACCCTGCCTACGGAGTCTTCAGAAAGGGTGAATGAGCTACTGGAGATATCGTTAATTGCCACCTTACTCATTAAGGCCAACAGCCTATTTTGATGATCTGTTTTACTCATTTCTGTATCGAGCATTAAGACCGGAATATTCTGATCCGTAATGAATTCGGCTATATTATCTGCGAGCACCGATTTCCCAGCTTTTGATCTAGCCCCGACCAAGTCCACACACTGCCTTCTTAATCCCCCACCAATAGCTTCGTCATAGGCAGGGTATCCAGTAGACAACCCAGGCGGTCTAATCTCTTGGGTTTTAAGACTCTCAACATAATCAATAACATTATCACCAATTAATTCGGGATTTGTCTTATCTTCCCTAATGTACTCTGCGGCAATCTCTTCAATCCTACTTTCCGCAATAGACAATATCTCAGTTACACTTTGATCTCCGTCAATGTCGTTCAAAGCTAAAAATATATGTCTTAGGGAGTTCTGAATTTCCCTGGCGAATTGTAGCTTTCTAATCTTAAGGGCATGAGTTCTTACATTCTCTAATTTTACTTCATACCTCATTAGATGCTGTAAGTGTTTTAATACATCTGGCTTATTTAAATACTCGTCCAGATCTAACTGTTTAGCTGAAGACAGAACCGAAGAAAGGTCAATGGATTGGGAAGTTTCTAAAGCTTTGCTGACGCATTTAAAAATTACCTTATTATGATCAATCGTAAAGCTATCCTCTTTTATGATCGACTGAATATCTACAAAAGCGTTTAGTCCATGATTGATCAACCCCGACAAAACGGCTTTTTCAGAAGCTACGTTATTTAGCGTTTGGGCAGGGCTGTCCGCATTTGATGAGGTCACAGTTATAAGGCTCTCTCTTGAATTGTGGATTTACTTCAATTGTTTTACTACAATCTTGACAGAACACCGTCGCCATCTTGAATTCGCCACGAGTCCTCTCTGTTGGGGCGACATTATCATTAAGTAAATGGTCCCCTTCTTCTTTATCCGCCTTAATATCTGGATTAAAATTATTAACAAACTTTCTTGTTTCTGCGACCAGCTTCTCCTTATTCATGGTGAAGTCCTCACTTTTAAGTGAAGTGTGTCCTTTGAAGACATTTTCTTCTTTAGTGACGACCTCGGCAGACACAGTGGGGGCACGTTTTGCACTGTACTGTGGATCTTCTTCTGGAAAGATTGCATTTTCCCCTGTTAAAAGGAAAAAGCCCTGTTCAATTAAATCTTCATCACCATTAACAATGCCATTTTTCAGTTTTTTAATAGCTTCTGTGAGTCTCATCGTGTTCTCGCTAACTGGAAGAGTATATCGGCAGTTTTGCCAAGCGGGGGAAATTTGTTATTATACAATGTACATATCGTATGTGACTTTCTCATAATCTCTCTGAGCTTATTTGCTACTGGATAAGAGTCACATATGATCTGCTCCTTAGTCTCGTACTTAGTATAATCTTCAAAAGTCGTAATAGGCAGATAATGATGGAGTAGATCTTTAAAGGCATTAGTTGCCCAATCCAGCCGGGCGACTTCTTTGTTATGATCGTGAGTCAATTTAGAAATATACGTTTGGATTAGATAAGAATGAGTTAAGGCTTCTTCATTAGTTAAAGCCATAAGTTGTTCTTGACTAAAATTTAATGACTCATATACAGCTACATCAGATTCACATAAATTAATATTATTTGCTAATTCGTATTGATTTAAGAAGGAATCCAGTTCGTCTAAGACTTTTGTTACTTCCAACTTTTCAGTAGATTCGACCATTCTTCTTCCTTGTCAAAGGGCAATACTATCATTGTAATGTCGTTAAGTTCACACCACTCTATTTTTTTAACGTCTCTACGCTTGTGCTCTTGGAACCCCTTTTTGGTCTTATGAAAGAACTTACTGAAGGTGTAATGTTGCTCTCCATGTACCTCTACCATGATACAAAGTTTGGGAAAGAGAAAGTCCGCATAAAGAAGACCCGTTGCTCTCGTTCTTGATCCTGGTAAAGTAGTTTCTTCATAAACAACTTCAAAAGGAAATAATTCAGAGATTAACTTTCTGGCTTTCGTATGATATGCGGACTTATTCTCTCGGAACGACTTATGATTGGCCTTACTAAAATTAATGTTGTAAGACCTTTTGTCGAAACCTATAACTCTCACGCTAAGAACTCTTTCATATCTTCTTGGATAATATCCATTACTGTCTGGTTAGAGTTTAGAAAAGCACACAATTTAGCTTTACCTTGGAAGGAGTACTTTTTAACGTCCCAAGCTTCATCTCCAAGCTTGCTAAGGTGCTTCTCCAAAAAAGGAAGGGAGTACCAGGCTCCGGCCTTTTTGAATAAACCAAAGTCATCTGCCAAAGCTACAGTCTCTTCGACATCGTCTAGACCGTGATTGAAACGGAAAAAACTAATGGCATCAGTCTTATCTGTACCTTGAGAAGAGGTAAGAATCTTCCAATGAATCTCCTGACCAATACGGTTTCCGTCTCCATCAATCCAGTTTTTACTTTGGCCAACTTGTAACATAGTGTCGTATTGGTAACCAATCTTAACGCCACCGTCAGCTTTCCATTGTGCGGAATTTGGCATTGATGATTGAGTAGAAATTAGATGATGAATACCTACAATAATAGCTTTGGTTTTTGGAACGACTTGCCCCATTCTTTTACAGAAATTTCCAAGCAATTTTGGAAGTCCGGGACGAAAATCACCACTGACATAACCTTCAAGTTCTTTAGCCGGAAGCAGGCTTGATAAGGAATCAATAATGAATAGAGCACCCTCATTATCAGGTTCCTTAATTTTGGCTTCTAAAGCATTAAGGAACATTTCAGCCGTAAGAATCGTATTTCCGTCAGATTGAATTAATTGAATCTTATCTAAGTCCAGTCCTTTGATTCCGGCAAGATTGTACTTCTTGATCCTTCCTTCTGCATCAAGATATACTACATTGCGACCTTCAGCTTGAGCATTTGCTGCCATCTGAAGTACGGATGAAGTTTTTCCCGTTTTCGCTTTTCCAACAACTTGAACCCAAGTCCCTTCCAATAATCCGCCATTTAATGCAAAATCCAAAGCTGGCGAGATAGATAAGCTTTTTAATTGACATTTCTCATCAAACACCTCTCTACCAGTTTTTACAAAATTCTTCTCAAAATTCTTGAGACTTTTTTTGACGGCAGCATCACTTTCTTTACTCATTCAATCTACTCCACAGGTTTTGTTTACCAAAGGGTTTTTTTGGTATAAGCTTACTTTTGTCCTGGTCTACCTTCCCCTCAAATTCCTTATCTCTCATTAGACTTTGAGCTTCTTCAATAAACGGTACAAGCCTCTTATTAGAAAACGATAGTACATTATTGACCGTCTTTGTTCTGAATCCTACAAGTATGGAGAGTATATCATATTTCTTCAAAAGTCTAGAAGCATACATAGTCTGTAAACCAAAAGTCTTTTTGTACTTAGGAAGCCGCCAGAAAAAATGGGGCAATACACCCTCATTACTTATTTCCGACCGTCTCTTAAATATTAGCTCTGCCAAATGAGCAGAGGGGGTAACATATAGCTCCCCATACATAGACTTATAGGGGTGGTTTTTTGATGGTTGTAATTGCGTCATTATAATACTTACTTTTCAAACCAGAACTTCTGGAAGCGTCACCTCTTGAGGCGGCAGCTTCTGTCATGCCAACAGCACCATACTGAGTATTCTTCATCATAAACTGATCGTCAGTTACAGGTGTATCTTCTACCTCTACCTCTTTTACTAGCTTTCCCTCACGAATTGATTTCTTCATATAGCGATCAATAACGTCTGTTGGGATACCAAGTTCAATAGCTAATTCTTTAGGTTCAGATTCTAAATGGGCATCAATAAAGAATTTTTGAAGCTTATTCATACGATATCGTTTAGGTTTTTCATCAGCCATTTTGTTTCCTTTGTGAGAGAGTCAAAAATCTTCGCTCTCTGGTTTTTAAGTATCTTAGATATAATCGAAAACAGTCTTCGTTGACCCTTTTGAATGTGTTTTCAATAGATTTTCTTTGTGAACAATCGTCTCCCCAAGGGTCCATCATTAGATTCATCTTACAAAGAATCGAATATGTCATACTAATTTTGCCGTCTATGTTTTTAGATAGTGTCTTAGCGAAACAATTGTCATTATTTTCACATTCTTTACCTTCC